CGGACAAGTAAGAGACAGATCATTTTATTTTTTCTGGAAAGGTGATAGAGTACCTCAACTTGAATATATAAAAAGGGAACATGAAAAAATTGAGGATACGATACGTTCCGTGAAACGCAGATCAGACGATCCAATGAATGTCCTTACAAACACTTCAGTTCCTTCGCAAGATCCATACTATCGATATGTTCTTGAGGAAATGCATGGCGGTATAACTCATAAAGAATTTCAAAATAAAATAAAGAAAAGCTATGATGTTTTACATTATATAGAAGACAACGATCATTCTTATGACGGCGTAGCAAATTGGATGTCATCTCATGGTTATGAAAAACAAGCACAACGATGTAAAGTAATGCATGAAAAATTAGCATCTGGTGGTAATATTATGAGAAGAGGTATATATGTGCCTAAAGATTACATTGGAGCCTTTGTAGGAAGTGCACCAACAAAACTTACACATCCAGATGAAGATAGATTTTTAACAATAAGAGAATGTTTAACTATTATGGGATTACCGAATGATTTTATTTTACAAGGTGGTGTTAAAAATTTAAATCATATCTGCCAAAATGTACCAGTCACAACGGCAAGTGATATGGCAGAACAAGTTTTAAAATTTTGTGACGGTAGATTAAGTAATCAAATGTGGGACCAAGATTATATGGTTCAAGATAATCGAAAGCAATCTATAGTAAGTGAAAATAAACCTTTACAATTAGATGCTTTTATGGTATAATATATTATTTGTAGGAGAAATGAATGTCAATAATGGATAAATTAAAAAAGAATAGTAAAGTAGATTATACATCTGTACTTGCTGATTCTAAGTTTTTTAATGAAAAGGATATGGTTCCAACTGATGTGCCAATGATTAACGTAGCACTATCAGGTAGTATGGACGGTGGTATATCACCAGGTCTTACTGTTTTAGCTGGACCTTCAAAACATTTTAAAACATCATTTGCTTTAATAATGGCAAGTGCTTATTTAAAAAAATATGATGATGCTGTACTATTATTTTATGATTCAGAATTTGGTTCGCCTCAGGCTTACTTTGAAAATTTTGATATTGATACAAGTAGAGTACTGCATACACCAATTACAAATGTTGAAGAATTAAAATTTGATATGATAGCTCAACTTGAAGGTTTATCACGTGGTGATAAAGTTGTTATTGTAATTGATTCAGTTGGTAACCTTGCATCTAAAAAAGAATTGGAAGATGCAATCAATGAAAAGTCAGTTGCAGATATGTCAAGAGCAAAAGCACTTAAAGGTTTATTTAGAATGACTACACCATATCTAAATATGAAAGATATACCTTTACTTGCAGTAAACCATACATACAAAGAAATTGGTTTATTTCCAAGAGATGTTGTATCAGGCGGTACAGGTATATATTACAGTGCAGATAATATTTGGATTATTGGTAGGCAGCAAGATAAACAAGGTACTGAAATCAAAGGCTACCACTTTGTAATCAATGTGGAGAAATCAAGATATGTTAAAGAAAAGTCTAAGATACCTATTTCTGTTAGTTGGGACGGCGGTGTACAGCATTGGTCTGGTTTGCTTGATGTTGCTATTGCTGGTAACTATGTCAATAAGCCTAGTGCTGGTTGGTACTGTAGGGTTGATAAGTCAACTGGAGAATTGGTTGAACCAAAAGTTAGAGAAAAAGAAACATTAAATCCTGATTTTTGGAAACCTATTATTGAAGATACTGACTTCAAACAGTTTATTACAAATAAGTATTCAATATTAAATAATGTAGTTAATCTTGGAAAACTGGATCAACATTAATGAACTTAGTTGAAAATAAAGATTATGAAATAATACCAGATAAAGGTGATGAACAAGCTTGGAATGTAAGAGTACTTTCAGGCTTGTACACCGAAACTGTTTTAAAATATGGTGTGGTTAAGTTTAATGGTAAAGGTAAAGAAAAATATATGTCTTTTAACTTTGATATTATCTACACACCAGATACAGAACTTACTAAAGAAAGTGTTGAACTTCAAGAATTTGCCGGACTAATGCTTGAAAAAATAATGGCAAGGGGTATTGAAGAAGGTACCGTAATAACAAGAGAAATAAAGGAAAATAATGCCAACTAACCTTGAACAAACTATATTACGTAATTTGTTAACTGATGAAAAGTATATGCGTAAAGTATTACCTTTCATCAAACCAGATTACTTTGAAGGCATATACAGAATACTATTTAGAGAAGCCGGTAAGTTTGTTGCTAAATATAATAAACTACCAAATGCTGAAGCTTTTAAAATAGAACTTGATAATGCAGATAAATTAAATGATGAACAATATAATTTAGCTATGGATATTGTACCACAATTATTTACTGGTGAAAAAGTAGATGATAAGTGGTTAATTGATACTACTGAAAAGTGGTGTCAAGACCGTGCAATATATCTTGCAATTATGGAATCAATATCAATCATTGATGGAAAACATGAACAATTAACAAAAGGTGCTTTACCTGATTTACTTACTAAAGCTTTAGGTGTTGGCTTTGATTTAAAAGTTGGTCATGATTATGTAGAAAATGCAGGAGAAAGATATGAATTCTATCATACTGAAGAAGACAGGCTTCCATTCGATTTGGAATACTTCAACTCAATCACAAAAGGTGGTGTCCCACGTAAAACTCTTAATATTGCTCTCGCTGGTACCGGTGTCGGTAAGTCTTTATTTATGTGCCATGTGGCTTCCTCGGCTTTAGTACAAGGTTTCAATGTTTTATACATTACAATGGAAATGGCTGAAGAAAGAATTGCAGAAAGAATAGATGCTAATTTACTTGATGTTCCAATTGATCAACTCGATAAAATATCAAAAGATAGATTTACTTTAATGGTAAATAATATTGCAAAGAAAACAACAGGTAAATTAATTATAAAAGAATATCCAACCGGTTCTGCACATGCTGGTCATTTCCGTGCATTATTAAATGAATTAAAATTAAAAAGACAATTTGAACCTGATTTAATCTTTATTGATTATTTAAATATATGTGCAAGTTCAAGAATGAAAGGAATGGGTGGTGCAATCAATTCATACTCTTACATTAAAGCAATTGCTGAAGAATTACGTGGCCTTGCGGTCGAGTTCGACTTACCGATCTTCTCTGCAACGCAAACGACTCGTAGTGGTTATTCTAACTCGGATATTGGGCTTGAAGATACAAGTGAGTCTTTTGGATTACCCGCTACCGCGGACTTAATGTTCGCATTAATATCAACCGAAGAACTTGAACAGCAAGGACAATTTATGGTCAAACAATTAAAAAATCGTTATAATGATCCAACACTGCATAAAAGATTTGTTATTGGTGTTGATAGAAGTAAGATGAGATTATTTGATGTTGAAGATAATCAACAAACTCTTATTGATGATACACCAGTTTTTGATAAGACAAGTACTGGTAAAAGATTTGCGGATTTTAAATTATGATAAAACATTACATTATAATAATATGGTGCCTTGCTTTTTGGGGTGGACTAATAACAGGTAAAAGTTTATTAGCTGGTGAATGGAATGATAAGCCAGTTATGTGCGAGCAAAAAGAAATATTTGAAAGTCTTATGGTTGAACAAGGAAAAATCATTATTGGTGCAGCAGACATGTTTGCCACAGTTCGAACTAATAATGGACTAAGTGATATACCAGCTATACTTCCAATGAGACTTTATGTAAATCTATCTAATAAACATTTCACAATAGTGGAATGGCATAGAGATTATAACACATATTGTGTATTAGCTTATGGTGAAGAATGGCATATAATAGGAGAAAAAAGTTGATATGTTTTATGATATAGAAAAATTAAACGAACTTGAAAAAACGTTATCTGAAAATTTAATGAAGGCTGATGGTCATACTTGGAATCAAAGTCATAAACCTCATTGGGTAAATTATAGAAATGATATTCCTAATTGCTTATGTGCAATTAGAGAATACCGAAGTTTATTACAACAATTGAAAGCACAAGATGAAAGCAAAACTAGTTAGTTACTCACAACCAGATAAAGATACTGTATTTACTGAATGGACACCAAACGATTTAATAGCATATGCCGCAAGAGTTTCAAATCCATCAAATCAAAATAATCGTGATACATCTGAAAAATTACTAAGATATCTTATAAAACATAAACATTGGTCACCGTTTGAAATGGCTAGTGCTTGTCTTGAAATAAACACAACAAGAGATATTGCAAGACAAATTTTAAGACACCGTAGTTTTAGTTTTCAAGAGTTTAGTCAAAGATATGCAAATCCAGTTGATGAACTAGAATTTGATTTTAGAGAAGCAAGATTACAAGATACAAAAAATAGACAAAATAGTATTGAAACATTTGATTTAAATCTTGAAAGGCAATGGGGCA